AGACATTAGACCCTTTATTTCATCATTTTTAGGGGACTTAAGTGACGTGTTATCGACCGAAAATGTGGAAAGAAAATATTTAGAAACGACTCTTTAATAGTATTTATTAATTACCCAAAAAGATTTAAAATAGATGAAAGAGAGTAAGAGTTTTGGTTACCTAGGGCACACGTTTCAAGTCAAACTTATTAACCAAATAATAACCGACAAAAAATTTGCAAATAACATAATTGAGGTCATAGAACCAAAGTATTTCGACAATCAATATTTTAAATTGATTGGTCAGATGAGTAAAGAATATTTTGAGAAATATAGTACCCCACCTACCTTTGACGTACTAGACCAAATGACACGACTAGAAGTGTCTTCTGATATGGCAAGAACTAACATCTTCGATATGTTGGCAGAGATTAGAGAATGTGATGTGGAGGACCACTTGTGGATACAAGAAAAAGCTTTAAAATTTTGTAAACAACAGGAATTAAAAAAGGCTATCACCAAAGTTAATAAGATAATTGAAAAAGGAGACTTTGAATCTTATGATAAGTGTGAAGAGTACATTAGGATAGCTACTCAGATAGGTGAGGTAGATGATGGGGCTATGGACGTATTCCAAGACCTAGACGAGGTCCTTGTTGATGACTTTAGAGACCCAATACCATTAGGCATAAATGGGATAGACAATATTTTAGATGGGGGACTCGCTAAAGGGGAAATCGGTGTGTTTTTAGCTCCTACAGGTGTAGGGAAAACCACGATTTTAACTAAGGTAGCTAACACTGCTTATAATATGGGTTTCAGTGTATTACAGATATTTTTCGAGGATAACCCAAAAGTCATACAAAGAAAACATTTAACCTGTTGGTCAGGAATACCGGCACAAGAACAATCCACAAGAAGAGAAGAGGTTCTGGAAAAAATAGCACCATATAAAAACGGTAGGGGGAAACTAATAATAGAAAAACTACCCTCTGATAGGATAACGATTCTTTCAATAAAGAACAGAATAAGAAAATTAGTTGCGGAGGGGAATAAGTTCGATATGATTGTTTTAGACTATATTGATTGTGTTTTACCAGATAAACACTTTAATGAGGTGTGGCAAGGAGAAGGTCTTGTAATGAGACAATTTGAAAGTATGTGTAATGAATTAGATGTTGCGGGATGGACTGCCGCTCAAGGTAATAGGACATCTATAAGTTCTGACGTAGTGACTACTGATATGATGGGTGGTTCCATTAAGAAAGCCCAAGTAGGACATGTTATCATTACATTAGCTAAGTCTCTACCACAAAAAGAAATGGGTCTTGCCACAATCGCCATTACTAAATCTAGGGTAGGGAAAGACGGCATTGTCTTTGAAAATTGTAAGTTTGACAATGCCACATTAGAAATAGATACAGAACAATCGCAGACTTTATTAGGGTTAGAACAAGATAGAGAAAGAAGAACAGCTGAACGGGTGAGAGCCGCGTTAGACAGACGAAACCAACAAATAAATCAAAAACAAAACACATAAGATGAGTGAAAGTCAAAATATGCAAATATCAAATAGAATATTGTCAGACATTACCGTATACATGAAGTATGCAAAGTACCAACCAGAATTAAACAGAAGAGAGACTTGGGAGGAGTTGGTTACTAGAAATAAAAACATGCATATTAAAAAGTACCCCACACTAAAAGATGAAATTGAAGAAAAGTATAAATTAGTGTACAGTAAAAAAATATTACCTTCGATGAGGTCGATGCAATTCGGTGGAAAACCTATTGAAATCTCTCCTAATAGAATTTACAATTGTGCTTACTTACCGATAGATTCGATTGACTCGTTCAGTGAAACAATGTTTTTATTGTTAGGTGGAACTGGAGTCGGGTACTCAGTCCAAAAACATCATGTGGTAAAATTACCAGTAATTCAAAAACCGTTCCCAAAACGAAAGAAAAGATTTTTAATTGGGGACTCTATTGAAGGTTGGGCAGACGCAATTAAAGTCTTAATGAAATCGTATATGAATGGTGTGTGTTCTAGAATCGAATTTGACTTTTCAGACATTAGACCAAAAGGGGCAAGGCTTATAACCTCTGGTGGTAAAGCTCCAGGACCCCAACCACTAAAAGAATGCCTACTTAAAGTGGAAGGTATATTGGAATCAAAAGAAAATGGTGAACAATTATCCACATTAGAAGTACATGATATTATTTGTCATATCGCGGATGCTGTATTGGCGGGAGGAATTAGAAGGGCAGCTTTAATATCTTTATTTTCAGCTGATGATGATGAGATGATTGGGGGTAAAGCTGGTAATTGGTGGGAATTGAACCCACAGAGAGGTAGAGCAAATAATTCTGCGTGTCTAATGAGACATAAAATTACTAAAGAGTTTTTTATGGAGTTATGGCAAAGAGTAGAATTGTCAGGTGCTGGAGAACCAGGAATTTACTTTAACAATGACAAAGATTGGGGGACAAACCCCTGTTGTGAAATTGCGTTGAGACCTAACCAGTTCTGCAATCTCTGTGAGGTTAATGTTTCAAACATAGTGTCACAGGAAGATTTAAATGAAAGAGTTAAAGCAGCTGCGTTTATTGGGACCTTACAGGCGGGGTACACCTCTTTCCATTACTTGAGAGAAATATGGCAAGAGACCACAGAAAAAGATGCTTTAATTGGTGTTTCTATGACTGGAATTGGTTCTGGTAAAGTATTGGATTACGACATGTCAAAATCAGCAAGCTTAGTAAAAAGAGAAAATAGTAGAGTCTCTAGGTTAATCGGAATAAACCAATCAGCTAGATGTACTACAGTAAAACCAGCGGGCACTACATCATTAACCTTAGGTACGTCATCTGGCATCCATGCATGGCATAATGATTATTATATTAGGAGAATTAGAGTAGGTAAAAATGAATCTATGTATGGTTATTTGAGTGAAAATCATCCAGAATTGATTGAAGATGATTATTTTAGAGGTCATGATACCGCGGTAATATCCATTCCTCAGAAATCTCCAGATGGGTCAATCCTAAGGACAGAATCCCCATTCCAACTACTAGAAAGAGTAAAAAAAGTAGCTCAAGAATGGGTAAAAGTTGGACATAGAAAAGGTTCTAACACACATAATGTGTCAGCTACTATTTCATTAAGAAACCACGAATGGGATGCTGCTGGTGAGTGGATGTGGGAAAATAGAAAACACTATAACGGATTATCGGTACTGCCTTATAATGGAGGTACGTATACCCAGGCACCATTTGAAGATATTACTAAAGAAAAATATGATGAAATGATGGAATCGTTAATGGACATTGACTTAACTAGAGTTATCGAGTTAGATGATAACACTAATTTATCTGGAGAATTGGCTTGTGCAGGTGGTGTTTGTGAAATAGATGTGGATTTAAGTGAAATTAAACTAGAGGTATAGATATACCATATTGTCTTAGGGTTGAAAGAGGTAGGTTATTGGGTTAGTTAGGGTGGTTAGTATTTATATGTTATGTGTTTAAAAAAAAATTTGAAAAAGAAGATTTTTATTTGAATGATAAAGGCTTAATGGTATTAACAGAAAAATACCATATAAAAAGAGGTTCTTGTTGTGGTGGAAAATGTAAACATTGCCCCTATTTCCCATCATACCAAAAATCTAATAAAGAACTCAGAGAAGATGTGTACGTTGGACCTACACGGTTATAAAATTGATGAGATGTATGGTGTTATTGATAGTTTTTTGTGTGACCATAAGTTATATAAAACAAAAAATTTAGAAGTAATTACTGGAAACGGTAAGGTAATTAAATCCGTAGTCACTGTATTAGCAGAGAATTACGGATTTCTATGTAAACCACACATATACAATAAAGAAGTTATGTCTCTTTCAGTTTAGAATTATAAAACCTAATATTTATAAATAAAACTCATGGTAGAAAGAGAGACGTTTGGTATAGATTTTCCTTTTCAAGATAGTGCGTATGGTGACTATTTGAAAATGACAGAAACTCCTGAAGCCGAAATTAAAGCTAATTTAATACATCTACTATTAACTAGAAAAGGAAGTAGGTATTTCTTACCGGATTTCGGAACTTCTCTGTATGAGTATATTTTTGAACCTCTTGACTCACCTACTTTTTCGTCTATCGAAGCGGAAATTAGAGAACAAGTCATAAAATACATACCTAATCTTAAGATAACTAGTATTGACGTGACAAGTGCCTTAGACACTGAAGAACTACCTGGGACGATAGTTGCGGATAATGACCCTAGAGTATATAGGGTTGCGGGTCAAGGGACTAAAGAACATACCGCTAAAGTGCGGATTGATTTTACCATAACTAGTGATGCTTTTGAAACACGAGACTTCGTAATAATTAATATTTAATAATGGCTAATAATAAAATATCATATTCTGAGAGAGACTTTGTGGGGTTAAGGGGAGAGCTTCTAACCTACGTTCAGGACCAATACCCAGACCTCATCCAAAATGCTAATGACGCCTCTCTATTTTCAGTGTTTTTAGATTTAAATGCTGCAATAGGGGACAACCTCCATTACCATATAGATAGAAGTCTTCAAGAAACAGTCCTTCAGTATGCTAACCAAAGGTCATCAATATATAATATCGCTAGGACTTATGGTTTAAAAATACCCGGGACTAGACCTTCCGTGTCGGTTTGTGATTTTACCATAACCGTACCAGTACTACAAACGTCAGGAGGAGGTGATAAAGAAGACTTTAGGTATTTAGGCACATTAAGAAGAGGGTCACAAGCTAAGGGGGCCGGCCAAGTATTTGAAAACATTCACGATGTTGATTTTTCGGTACCATTTGACGCTACAGGATTCCCCAATAGAACTAAAGTACCTAATTTTAACAATAATGGGAATATAGTTAGTTATACTATCACAAAAAGAGAAGTGGTTATAAATGGCATAACTAAAGTCTTTAAAAGAGTAATTAGTGGTAGTGATGTGTTACCATTCTTAAAAATATATTTACCAGAAAAAAATGTTTTAGGTGTTACCGGAGTACTCCAAAAAGACGGAACCAACATACAAGCGGTCCCAAAAGCTACTGAATTCATTAACTCCCAAAATAAATGGTATGAGGTGGATGCTTTAGCTCAAGATAAAGTTTTTGTCGTGGACACTAGTAAACCTTCTGATTTACCTGGAGTTAAAGTGGGTAAGTGGAAACCCGTAAATCAAAGATTTATTACGGAGTATACACCCGAAGGGTTTTTCTATCTTACAATGGGTGGTGGTACTAGTAGTGGGCAAGAGAGTTTAGACGACTTTACACAACAAGGGTTTACCATGGATTTAAGTAGGTATATGAATAACCTATCTTTAGGTCTTTCCCCTAGAGCTAATACTACCTTATTCATACAGTATCGTGTCGGTGGTGGTAAATCCACAAATATTGGACCAAATACTGTGAATAGTTTTGGGACTATAGATTTTGTTGTTAATGGGCCTAACGTTAATCTAAATAGGTCAGTAAGTGAGTCGTTAAGTGTAAACAACGTTACTGCGGCAATTGGAGGAGCTAACCAACCTACAGTGGAAGAGATTAGAAACTACATTGGATTTAATTTTTCTTCTCAAAAAAGAGCTGTAACCTTATCTGACTATAAGGTACTAATAGATACAATGCCTTCAGTTTTCGGTGCTCCCGCTAAGTGTGGTGTCATGGAAGTAGAAAATAAAGTAATGGTGAAACTACTTTCCTACAATACAGATGGTACTTTAACGTCTAATGTGAGTACTACTCTAATGAACAATATAAGTGAATATTTGTCAGATTATAGGATGTTAAACGACTACATAACCATCCAACCGGCAGAAGTAATTGACCTATCTTTAGAAGTGGATTTATTAATTGACCCTTCATTTAATAGTGGTGTTATTATCACTAATATAATTAATGCTACAAATGATTTCTTTGCTCCTAAGAATAGAGAAATGGGGACAGATATTTTTGTGGGGGAACTAATTAAAAATCTTGCTGCTCAAGATGGTGTAAAAAACTTAATAGACTTAAGAATCTACAATAAAGTCGGGGGTGAGTACTCCAGTAACCAAGTGTCCCAAAGATACTCAAACCCCGAAACTAAACAGGTAGAATTGATTGATGGGGTGATATTTGCACAACCAACACAATCATTTCAAGTTAAGTTCGCAACCAAAGATGTTGTGGTACGAGTAAAATCAACAAATCAAACAACAGTAACCTAATTCGTTTACATATTTTAATCTCCGATTAAATTTGATTTTGAGTAAATAACTATTTATTTTATAAAGAATCAAGTATGTCTAAATCTTATAGGATTAAAGCAAAACCTAATGAAGACAAAAATATTTTTGTTAATTTAGAACAAGACTTTGACCAATTAGAAATATTAAGTTTAAAAATTGTCAAATCAGATGCCTATTCTAGGACATGTGCTGATTATGGCGTGGTCGTAGGTCGTGCTCAAGCAAATGGTGGCTTTGGTATCCCTAACGCTAAGGTTTCTATTTTTATACCTATTACTGATGAGGATGCGGAAGATGAAGTAATTTCACAACTATACCCTTTTAAAAAAATTAGTGATAAAAACGAAGAGGGTTATAGGTATAATCTATTACCTAAAATTTCGGAAAGTTGTAACCACAATGCCACTGGAAACTTTTTTACTCCAGAAGAGGTAATCAATAACCCTGTAATATTAGAGGTATTTGAAAAATACTATAAGTACACCACTAAGACTAATGAAAGTGGTGATTACATGTTGTGGGGGATACCCCTAGGTAATCAAACCATACACGCAAGTATAGATGTTAGTGACATAGGGTGTTATTCGATGAGACCGTATCAATTCATAAGGCAAGGAGTGAGTGCTTCTAAGTTTGAAAGTGCGTTAGAATTTAAAACTTCTGAAAATCTGGACACATTGCCTCAGATATCTTTACAAAATAAAGCCATAGAAGTGGTCCCTTTTTGGGGAGATGAGAAACTATGTGGGGTGGGGATAACTAGAGTAGATTTTGATTTACGAGACTCGGGTGTAGAGATAGTTCCGAGTTCTACTTTTATTGGTTCTATTATTACTGATGATGATAGTAATTACGTCTCAATAGATGGGGTACCAACCAAAGGACAAGGTCAGTTATGTAATCTTACTACAGGTACTGGAACCATTGAAGCGATTAGGCACACGATATTGAAAGAAGATGATGGGTGTACAACTAAACTGGAGAAGTTTAATTTAGATAATGGTGGTAAGGTTATTGACGGAAATGGTGCGTGGGTAACCCAACTACCAATGAACCTAGACTTCTTAATAACCAACGAATACGGGCAAAATATAGTGTCAGACGACCCTAAGGTTGGGATACCTACAAAGGCTAAATATAGGTTTAGAATTTCTTTCGATGGGACAGGTGGGGAAGTTAGAAGCGGAAGATATTTAGTACCTAACCTAAGAGAATACTCAGACCCAACCCAAACGGATAGGTCCTATAATTTTTCAGACAAATTAGAAGATTATCCAGAAGTGACTACACCTACTGATATCTATGGTTCTCCCGCAAATCAATGTGCTGACTATTTTTATGAGTTTGCACCTAATAGAGTATATACAGTCGCTAATTTTATAGATAATTATCGAAAAAATGTGATACACAGCGAAGACAATAGAACAGCTAATAGTAGGTGGAGATTCCTAGGGATTAAAACCATTAACCCACCTGCAGAAAGCCGATGTACGGACATCACTAAAGAATTTCCTGTAAGTGATGCGTTTAGAGGGGGGACCACTAGGTTTTCCACTATGCAAATTACTAGATTATTACAAGTAATAACACTTACACTCACAGCTTTAATAATTGGAATACAACTGTTAATGATGGTCCAATCATTTGGTAATCAGGCTCTTAGAGGCACTACGGTGATGTCATTAATAACCACTGCGGGCATAGCATCCGCTTCGGTTATTAATGCACCTGTAGGTGCCGCGATTATGTCTAATTTCATAGCAGACCTGATTTCGGCTATCTTCGCAGTAATTTTATCTGTAGGACTTATTTATATACCTGTGGGTATTAGTATGGTACAGAATTTTTATGTGGTAAGACAATTATATAATTACCCTAACTGTGAACCATGTTTCTGTGGCACGGCTTATAAATTTAATCCTTATGCACTAATAAGTGGGTTAATGAACCCTAGTGATAGGGTCCAACAAGAGACGATTGGTGACGACCCCGGTAGTGTAAATAATTGTAATGGGGAACGATATATGGAGGGGTTTAAGGAGCACAACGCTTGGTTTTGGAAGGGCAAACAAAACGACCACCCTAAAGGGTGTTATGTTCTCCAGTTTAGGGATGGTGTAATGGTCGCCTATATCACTGCCCTCAGTGCGATTACTGCATTTTGTTTCATCCCTTTTAATGTTGGGGCAATCGGAACGTACGTCGCTTTAAGTCTTGGACTTATGGCGGTATTAATAGCAGTAATAGATAGTGTTTATAAAATATATGTGAGTCTAAATCAATGGAGAATTCTTGCTAATATCTATACAGGTTTGTGTGAAGGAGTATTTAATATGAAGTTTAGTAATAATTGGATTAACGGTACCTTATATTACCCCAAGTTCATAACAAAACAACTAAAGATTAACCCAACTAGTGGCCTACCTACGCCCAACTCCACTACGGACTATTGTGATAGGGTAGTTAAACATATGGATGATGGTACGGGTAGTTTCTTCTATTATAGAAGTTGCCCATACGAATTATCTGAATTTATCGATTATAATCACAACGTTGATGTTGGGGTCGGACCCGCCGCGGAACATAAGGGCATAAATTTCCCAACTACCATAACAGATTTGGGGCCATTGGACCCTTGCATATTGGAACTATGTGAAGAAAATATTGAAGACAGTGACCAATGTATCTTTATTCAGAAATTAAAACCTAGTAGCTTCCAACCCACTGACGAGCTTTTGGGTATGATTATAGAAAGAAAAATAAGTGTAATAAGTGTGAATGGAGATGGGTATTATTCTTTTAACTGGGCTGGAATAAATAAGTTCTTTGGTTCTGACGACGCTCCCAGTAACAATATGAACGTTAATTTGGGGAATAGAAGATGGGGAAGTAACGGTACCTCCAGTAATCCTGGTGACAGAAGGAATAGAGCGATAGATGGTGGTATCGCACAAACACTAGCGACAAATAACCAAATGGGGATATCAGTTTATACGAGTGACGAAACTGACCCGTATTACGGTACTACTACTCCGTGGTACACTAACTTTGGTGTCCCGGGTGAGGACTCCGCTAATGCCATTACTCGGTTTTCTACCAGAATATCATTAATGCCTAGAGATACGGACCTAATAAAATGTATTCAGGGTGGGGT